AAAGAGGCAAAGAAGCGCGGCTGGACCCGTCCTGATGCGAACCAGCCACCCTGCGAACCTGAGTGCAAACCAGACCGCGAACCACCTCAAACCCGCTCGCCCGAGGCCATTAAGCGGACCTTAGCCGCGCTACCCGTCAGCGAACTCACGGCCCGGGGACGCAACATTATCTTGGACCTGATGGCCGAACTCGAATTCCAGAACCGGAACCACGAGACGATCGCGGGAATGGTTGTTGACTACGTCAACGGGGAAAAGGATTCGTCCGCCCGGGCGAAGTTGCTGAAGGTCTTGGACCTCGAGACCCGCTGCAAGAATGCGAACCAGATCGCAACCGCGCTGGCGAAACTGAACGATGCGGCGCCGGGCAAAAAAGACGAGCAGAGCGACGCGGCGTCTCAGGTGGCTGCTGGCGGCGACAACGAATGGGGGGATGATCTCGCGGTGCCGGCCAGCCGACAGTTTAACTGATGGGCATGGTCGTTAGGGATTGGTCGACGAAATGCGTCGACTGGGAAGATCGAATCGTTAACGGGGTCTCGCTCATCCCGGACAATATTAGGGCGGCGCTATTCGAGGATGAGGCCGAACGGGCGCTCCGCATCTTCAAGCGGCTCAAGTGTCCGGACATTGAAGGGTTCCCAACTTACGGGGAGATTTGCGACGATTGGGTCTTTGACCTGGTCCGTGTGATCTTCGGTTCTTACGACGCCTCGATCAAGCGTCGGATGATCCGAGAATTCTTTCTGCTCATCCCAAAGAAGAACGGGAAGAGTACGCTCGCCGCAGCGATCATGGTAGTCGCGGCCATCATGAACCGGCGGCCGGCCGCCGAGCTGTTGCTGATCGCGCCGACCATCAAGATTGCGGAAAGGGCATTCGGTCACGCGGAGAAGATCGTCCTACTCGATAAGGCTCTGACAAAGCTATTCCACCCGCAGCCGCACAACCGGACCATCACGCACCGCAAAACGTTGGCGGTGATCCTTATCAAGTCCGCCGACAAGGACGTTATTACCGGGTCGCTTGCGACCTTCATCCTGATCGACGAAACCCATGTGTTCGCCGCGAAGGTCCGTGCCGCCCAAGTCTTTCTTGAAATCCGCGGCTCGCTTGCATCACGGCCTGACGGTTTCTTGATTCAGATCACGACGCAATCGAAAGAAATACCTTCAGGAGTCTTCTTAGAAGAACTCGGAATCGCTCGCGGTGTCCGCTCCGGCAAACTAGTTTTGCCGCTGCTGATGATCGGTTACGAGCTTCCGGCGCGACTATCAAAAGACAACGGCTGGGAAAATATAGAACTCTGGCCTCTGGTTAATCCGAACTATAACCGTTCGGTTGATCCTGCGTTTCTAATCGATCAACTCATCGCGGCAAAATCGAAGGGGCCGGCCGCCTTAGCCCTCTTCGCATCTCAGCATCTCAATGTTGAGATTGGTGTCGGTATTCGAATGGATGGCTGGGCGGGTGCGGCTCTCTGGCCCCGCGGGGCGGAGAAGGGCTTAACGTTTGTTGAAGTTCTGAATCGCTCGGAAGTCTTGACGGTCGGGATCGATGGCGGCGGGCTTGATGACTTGTTGGGTGTTCACGTCATCGGTCGAGAAAAGGGCACTTCGTGCTGGCTTTCATGGGCCCACGCCTTCATTTCTCCAGAAGGATGGGAGAGACGGCAAGCCAACCAGGCGATCTACCAAGACTTCATCAACGATGGGGATCTGACGCTAGTTGAGCGGTTGCCGGACGACGTGACGGCCGTTGTCGATGTCGTGAAGCAATGTCTTGACTGCGGGAAGTTGGCGAAGGTCGGCGCGGACCCTGCAGGTATAGGCTCCATCATCGACGAGCTAGCCAAGATCGGTGTGACGCACGAAGTCAACGGCGAGGGATATCTAGTCGGTGTGCGCCAGGGTGTCGCGCTTATGGGCGCGATCAAAACCGTAGAACGCAAACTCGCGGACGGAAGCTTCAAGCACGGTGGCCGTCGCATGATGGCGTGGTGTGCGGGCAATGCGATCGTGCAAGCAACCGGAACCGGAATGCGTATCGCAAGAGATGCGTCGGGTTACGGGAAAGTCGATCCGTTGATGGCGGGGTTTGATGCGGTCGCTGAGATGTCGCTGAATCCAGAGTCGCCAGTCGGAAACTTTCCCGACGATTACGAAGTGCCGCATTGGGCCTGAGGTAAGAATGAAATGGCCTTCTGGTCGAACTGGTTCGGTATCTCTGCGCAAGATCGCTACACGGATGATTGGCTTCGAGGAATTGAAGGTGGGATCGCGACGGCAACCGGAATTCGTGTAACCGTTGCAGACGCACTCACGGTTCCTGGATTGGCGGCGTGCGTTCAAGTTCTGAAGGAGGATTTGGCAAAAGTCCCGCTTGATCTGAAGATCAGGACGGATGCGGGTTATGAGCCGGCGGTCGACCATCCGCTCTACAAACTTCTGAAGCACGGCCCGGCACCTTGGCTTTCATCTTACGCTTGGCGTTGTTCTGTGGCGCATATGGCGCTAGCGCACGGCAACGGTTACTCGCGGGTGCGCTGGTCTGATCGTGGAGACGTTGAACGGATCGTCCCGCTGCAGGTTGGCGCGACACTTCAAAAGTGGACGACGGACGGCGAGCCGGTGTTTGACGTCCGGCAACCGAACGAAGTTGATCTGAACCTAACGTGGCAGGATGTGCTGCACGTCCCTTACCGCGGATCGAGCGATAATTCTGTTTATGGTGGCGTGCTCGGCGTCTCGCCGATCTTGCAGAACAAAGAAAGCGTCGCGTTGATGTTGGCGGCCGAACGGTTCGCCGCCGCGTTCTTTGCCAACGGCGCGCAACCGTCAATGATCCTCGAGTATGACAAGAAGCTTCCGAACGATGAGGTTGCCAAACGTATCCGCGCAGGTATCGAGCGCGTGTATGGTGGGCTCGATAACAAATGGAAGGTAGCAATTCTCGAACTCGGCATGAAGATGCGCGAGACATCGTCGGACCCGAGCAAGAGCCAGCTCGTCGAGACGCGGAAGTACGGCGCCGAACAGGCTTGCACGATGTACGGCGTGCCGCCTCACAAGGTGGGCATTCTCGATCGCAGCACGAACAACAACATCGAGCACCAAGGCATCGACTACGTCACGGGGCCGGTTTCGTCTCTCGCAAAGTGCATCGAGTCCGCGATTGCGATTTCCTGTCTGACGCCGGCAGAGCGTGAAATCTACAAAGTCGAACATCAATTAGACGCGCTGATGCGCGGCGACATTCTCAGTCGGTATCGCGCCTATGCGATTGGACGGCAGTGGGGATGGCTCAACGTCAACAAAATTCTGCATCGTGAAAACGAAAACACCATAGGTGATGAGGGCGAAGATTATCTCGTGCCGTTGAATATGGTCCCGGCCGGGACCGATCCGACACAAGACAATCCGCAGCAGGATCAAAACCAGAATCCAAACCAGCCGCAGAATTCATCGATCGGCTGGATGCCAACCGCCTTTCGTTCGTTCAATCCGAAAAAGTTGAACGGGCATCACCCCGTTCGCGTTCCGCGCCTTTCATCATTTGTCGACGCGCACGGTCGTCCGCTTTACTTGAACTAAGGATCATCACATGAGCCGTATCTTCCAGGCACTTACGGCTGAGCCGTGGGCGATCGAGCCGTCGTGGCTTCCGCTTCTCGCCGCGTTGGCACAGCGCAATCATTCGGCACCGGAAGTGGAGGCGGCGAAGGGCTGGCAGGCGCGCGACTTTGATCTTATGGCGGGGCCTGGCGCCCAGCGCCTTCCGGGTTCGCAGCGGTCTTACGTGATCGACGGTGTGGCAATCATTCCGGTTACTGGCCCGATATTTCCACGCGCCAACATGATGACCGAAATGTCCGGCGCGACTTCGATCACAACGCTGATGGCGGATTATCGTTCCGCGCTCGCGAACAACGAGATCGGCGGCGTGGTGCTCTTGATGGACAGCCCCGGCGGCGCGGTTTCCGGGATCGAAAGCTTCGCCAACGCCGTTGCTGCGGGCAACAAGCAGAAGCCAACAGTTACCCATGTGGCCGGCTCATCGGCTTCGGCGGCGTACTGGATTGCCTCCGCTTCTGGCGAAATTTCGGTTGAGCGGTCAAGTCTGATCGGCTCGATCGGTGTTGTCGCCGCGCTCAGCAAGCAAGTTGAGCCTGACTCGAACGGCATGATTGAAGTCGAGATCGTTTCGTCGAATGCGCCAAACAAGCGCCCCGACCCGACGACCGAATCCGGATCGGCCGAAGTTCGTTCGATGCTGGATGCAATCGAAACACTGTTCATTGCGGACGTTGCGAAGGGTCGAAATGTTTCTACCGACGCCGTGATCAGCGGGTTCGGCGGCGGGGGCATGAAGATCGGCGCCGCTGCGAAGTCTGCGGGCATGGTCGACAAAGTTCAAAGCCAAGAAGCGACGATCAACGGCATGCGTCGGGTCGTCGCCAATCAGCGAAAGCTCGCCGCCCTCAAGGGCTGACGTTCTCCAAATCCTCAATTCCTGAAATCCCGCAACTCAATGTCGCGGTATCGCGGCGCTCTTTCGTGCGCCTTCTTAACTGGCCGAAAGGAGACTCCCATGGCCCTGGACATCGCTTCCCTTCGCCAGCACCGCGCGAAGGCTTACGACAATATGGAAGCTATTTTGGCGAAAGCCACTTACGATGCGCAGCAGACGGATTTCGACGCCGCGTCTTCGGAGGTGGAGTCGATTGACCGCGACATCGCGAACGCCGAACGCCTCGCAAAGTTGCGCGGCACCAAGGCACTTCCCGGTATCGACACGGGCGGCGGTGGCGGAGATGACATCTTCGCCGGTTTCTCGGATGAGCGACGCAAGCTGCTCACGGCTCATGCCGGTGTGCCAATTCAGATTCGCGAACAGATGCTCGGCTTCCGAGAGCGACCCTTTGCGAGCCTCGGCGAGCAGTTGCAGGCGGTCCATCGCGCCGCGGTCGTGCATGACCGCGATCCGCGTCTTGTCGCCGCTGCGCTCGGCGCCAATGAAACGATTCCTGCTGACGGCGGGTTTCTGGTTCAGGTCGATACGTCGACCGAACTTCTGCGCCGTGTCTTCGACAAGGCGATGCTGGCCAGTAA